GCGGGGGGCGCGTGCCGCCGGTGTGGCCGCGGCGGGCCTGGCGGCGCTCTGCTGTTGGGGGGGGGGCGGGGGGGGGGGGGGGGGGGGGGTTCGTCGTCGTCGGAGGGATCGTTGTCGTGGGGGGCAGCGAGGTTGTCGTCGTAGGCGGCAGGGTCGTTGTCGTACTCGTAGTAGTGGACGTTGACGTAGAGGTTGTCGGCGGGATCGTCGTCGTCGGCGGTAATGACGTAGTGGTCGTGGTGGGCGGCACCGTCGTGGTTGTTGGCGGAACCGTCGTCGTTGTCGTCGTCGTTGTCGGCGGCAGCGAAGTCGTTGTGGAAGTTGTAGTGGTTGGGGGAACCGGGACCGTCGTAGTCGTCGTGGTTGTCGTCGTAGTGGTAGATGGCGGAGCCTCCGTCGTCGTGGTCACCGGGACCGTTGTCGTCGTCGTCGTTGTTGTGGGAGCAACCGTAGTCGTCGTTGTAGTCGTCGTCGTAGTAGTCGATGTCGTCGTAGTCGAGGTCGTCGTGGTGGTCGCTGGAGGGGAGTATCCCTCGGTTGACCAGCTAACGGTTCCTGAGCCTTCTGGAATAACCTCTCCAGATTGCTCTTGGTACGTTCGGAATCTGAGTACATAGTCACCAGCAGGCGGCGTCAGATGCAGCTTCGACCCGTAGCAGTTGTCTTGGTCGTTGTGGTTACCGTCGTCATCGTCGGCAACGATATTGCCGTCGGTGTCCAATAACCTCAGCCACGGGTCAATCGTGGTCGCAAAATCTAAAGGGCACGCCACATTCGAATTGAACGTGACATGCAGCAACGTCTCGCCATCAAGAGTCAGGGCGTGGTCGTAATAAGTTTGGTCGGGTCCAAGGGCGACGCTCGTCAAAGCCTGCGCCGCTGGCGCAAACCACGCTGTAATGTAGAAAAACACCAACAGGGCTTTGCTGGTCCGCCGCCAGGCCCGCACGGAGGGACTTTACCAGACATGGGAAAAGCGAAACAGAAGGGCACCGCCGGCGAGAACGAAATCCTCGAGCTGCTACAGCAGGCAGGGTTTACTGACGCTCACCGCACCGAAGCGTCACGAGAATCGCACGACATCTGGTGCGGCCCGTTCACCGTCGAAGTCAAGTTCCGTAAAGCGTGGGCGCTGTTCGACTGGATACCCAAACTTCGCAAGGTTGCAGGCGACGAGCCGTGGGTGCTGTTCGCGATCCACGGCGACCGCCGCACCGAGAAAGGCCGACACGTCGGACGGGTAGCAGTACTGGACGCAGACTTTGCAGCCGAACTTATGCAGGTCTGGTGTGATACCGTTTCATCCCGTGGACGCAGCGACCGGGCTACTAACAATACTGACGGTCTTGCTCGTCCCTTGGATGGCGTGGTGCTCAAAGCAGTTGCTGCAAATCCAAATTAGGCTTGCTCGAGGCGAAGAGAACTTTGATCGGGTTCGGGACACGCTGACCGATCACGAAGCCAGGTTGCGAGCGTTAGAAGCGCGTTAGACATAAGTAGGTCGAGCAGTAGGCTCAGCCACCCGAGACTTGACCCAAGTACCGCAAGCCATGCACTGAAACCTGCGGTAAGTCATTGTCTTCGTAGCACGCACACCGTTCGATACAAGCGGTCCGCCGCCACACTGCGGGCACGCATCCGGCTTGTTCATCGCCAACGCCACGTTGGGATGGTTCGGAATCCAAGGGAGGAGTTTGTCGTACAATTCCTCGGTCAACCGCACGTCTTGAATGTTGTACTTCTTCATCAACGCCCAAGCCTTGTCGTCGGCCATCATGCAGTCACGCCACAAATCAAAGCCCGTATGCGGCGTCTTTTTGCCGATACCCAACGCCTCGGAAACGTGGGTGAGCTTGTTGGACGGGAACCGGAACTGTGACCGCACTGTCTTCAGCAAGTCAATGTCAACGTGCGGGGCAGCAGGCGGCAGATCAGCCAGCAGAAACTCACGCTGGAGATGCTTTACGTCGAACGCTTTGCCGTTGTAATGGATCAGGGCGTCGGCTGAGGACAGTAGCGCGTGTGCTGCTGCGACCATTGCGTCGTGGCCGTCGTGATGATCCGAATAGAACATCACCTTCTTGGAACCGTGCCACTTCGCAGCAAAGCAGATGACCGAACCGGTCTTCTCGATCTGGTTTAGACCAATGTTCTGGTTCCACAACCCCCAGATGTAACCAAGGTTCGGACTTGTTTCGATGTCGATTACGAGTTTCTTCATATCCACAACCTCCCTGTCGTGTTGTGCATAACTCTACGGCACAGTCAAGATGCGCAGCGTCATGGTGCCTTCCCACCAGTCGCCATCAGCCGATAAATGCTCTGGAGACATCGACATCTGATCAATCACTACCGTGTCAGATCGCGACCCTTCCTGATACGTCACAACCCGTTTAGCGACCATCAACGCACGCAAAGCGTCATACTCGCCCTGCGGATCCTGCTGCACCGCAGCACCCATACCCCTTGAGGACGCCACACGCTTCTTCATCACAACCGGCAACACGATCTCGTCAATACGAGTCGGAGCCGGGAACGCCAACAACTGCCACGACTCAAGGTTCGGGCCAGCGGTCGTAGACGACGAGTCGCGCTCCAACGTGAACTTGACCGTGTACTTGTCCGACAGGGTGTAGTCAACCGTCTTCGGTGCCCGGTCAGTCAACGTCAACACGCTCAGGTCAATGCCGGTGTCGGGCGTGAACGTGACCTTGATGGTGCCTTGTACCGGGGTAGCAACACCGTTGTACACAAGGTCGGCGTCGTCGTACGTTTCGCCTGCTTGCTCGTAAGACTGGCTGCCGGTAACAGCCAACGTAGGCGAGGCACGCACCTCAACCTGTCGCAGCGACTTGTCGAACTGGCTGTTCCAACGCACGTCGCCAACCGTCAACGTGCCAGACGCAACCCGATCGCCTGACGCAGCGTGACCCTGCACGCCGTTCGCAACATCCACAAAGAACGTCTCGCCATCAACACGAGCAACCCACGTCACGTTCCCAGGCGTCGAACCAGTCGACACCACATCGGTTGCCCACGCTGGCACCAGAGTGTCAGTAAACACCGACAGGTCAGCCCGGTACACCTGGCCGTTGCTTGTGCCGAACCACACGAACCGGTCGTCGGTAGCCAACGAGTAGGCAGCGCCACCGTTATCAATAACGGGTCCATAGGTAACGCTTGCGTCTTGGTTCATTGCAGCGACACGCAAACCCTTGCTAGTTGCAACGATGAGCAGCCCGCCGTATGACGTGATGGCGTTGACTGTTTCGCCTCGAGGCAGATCAGCGACCTGCTGCGGGCTTGTGATCGCCCCGTCAGACCCGGCAGCAAGGAAGTACAGCGAGCCGGTGTCGTTGCTGTTAGCGGCTGCGTACAGGCCGACAGGGCCGACGCACACGTCTTGCCAGACGCTGCCGTGGGTCAGCGAGAACGTGGCAGATCCCAACACAGAGCCGTTAGCTGCGAGCTCCTCGATTGTGTTGGCGTCTAACTCAATTAGTCTGCCGCCGACGTACCGGAGTTTGTCTGGCTCGGACGACCCCAGCGACGACGGCTGCGTAGTTGAGCCGATGCCAGTCTTTGCCAGATGACGTGCTGACCCGTACGCAATGAAGATTGACGTGCCGTCAGACGTGAAATCCGTGATGGTTTCTGGCGTACCTAACGCTGTGACGGTACTCCAAGTAGGCGACGCCGTGTCAAAGTTGGTTGCGTAATACAGGTTGGTGCCCGAAGCGACGTACATGTAGTCCGTGCTGCCGCTCGTAAACACCTTCATAATCACGTCGTTGCCAGTGTTGCCCTTGTCCTCACAGATAGGCAGCAGCGACACCTGGCCCTTCGTCCACGGGTCAATGCCCGACGACGTGTAGAACCGGCGACGATCCGAGTCATCGTTATCAAAGTATTCTTGACCGGCACCGTACGACCAGTCAGTCTGCGACCGCACCCAAAACTGGGTGTTTAGGCGCTGCTCGCCCGCCTCGCTTGACGTGTCTCGCTGCTCGCGCAAAGTCGGCACAGTCGTGCGACTGTACCCTTCCGTCTCAATCAAATACGACCGGCCGTCAATCGTGACAGGCAGACGCTCCGCAGCGTGCGCCATCGCTACACCCCTCGGTAGATCGAAGTCTGAGTCCTACCGCCCGAACGGGTCCACGTTGCCGGGTACTGACTGTACAGGCGGGTCGTTTCAGCGTTGATCCGGTCAAGCCGTAGCGCCCGAAGGTCACGCATCGACGCCGACACGGCACCAGACACAACCTCTTCAGCCGAACGCGACGATCCCTGCTCATCAAGGAACTCGCGTCGGATCGGGCGAGACGACATCATCCGCAGCGCAGCACCCAACGCCGGCAGATCGTACGCCTCAGGGTGCAGGCCGGTCGTGGACAAAGCTGTGGTGCCGTCGGTAAAGGTGCTAAACCCGCACTTGTACAGGACACGCACCGTCTGCCCAGGCCACGCATCCGAGTGCAGAATCAAGCCGTAGCCCGATGCGAACGACGACGTGTTGCGGTCGCGACGCAACGCATACTCAGTGATTGCAGGCTCTGACGCCTCCGACCCAGGGTCCGAGTAGGTGACTTGGTAGATCGACAGGATGTCGTCGGTGACGCCGGTTAGGTCGTAGCCGTCCTGTGCTGCGTTGAACGTGACCTCAACGTTCTTGATCTGGAACAGGCCGTGCTGCGGCGACGACAGGTCACGCAGCTCGTGGTTAAGCGCGTCGAGGATCTGATAGGCAGGGAACTTCGGGTTTACGGTGACGAGGTCGCCGTCAGAGTGTGCCGCAGCCTCCGACCCCTTGTAACCCCGCTTCACCGTTGCCAAACCAGCGCCCGACACCGAGAACACATACATAAGCTCTGTGCCGATCTCAATCGTTGCGCCGGCAACCACACCAGGCACAATCGCAGACGGCAACGCAAAGCTCACCGACGTGCTGGACGCATCCAACGCACCAGCAAGCGTCGCCTGTTCCTCTACATAGTCGGTGAGAAGCAGGTCACGCGTCTCGTCAATCCAAGTCTGAGCAGTCATCATTCACCCAACGCATCCCGCACAAGTCCCATGCCACGCTTCCGACCGGTAGCGGTCGAAAACGTCTTGCCAGAGTTTACCTCATGCTTTTCTTCCGCTTTGGCCTCGAGCCGTGCGGCACCGTTAATTGATGGTGGCTGCACACCGTCTTTACGTAGACGCTTGTATGCGTCCATGTCAGCCACCTTCTCCTTCTCAGCCTGTTTTGTTGCCTCAAGGTCGATGATGTTGTTGCGTGACGGGACTGCTGACGGCGACACATACGGCATGCCCAGCATGCGACCCATCACCGCACCGCACTCCAAGCAGTGCATGTCAGGATCGTCTTTGAATCCATGCACCGTTTCTTCAACAGCACCACACACTTTGCAGCGGTAGTCGTACCTTGGCATTAGCGAACCTCCACGGTAAACCCAGCGCCAACCAGCGCATCCAATTCTTGTGATGTTAGATCAGTCGGTGATTCGTGCCCACCTAACAACGTGCGACTAATCGACGTAGGGTCGCCTGGCTGACGGGTCGTAACTGCACCGCTAGTCAGAATGAACACGTTGCGGCCACGAGGGCCTGGAGTGCGGAACCGTGCCAGACGGCGAGCAGGGTCGTTGGTGTGGTACGGCACCACGTCAATCTGCGGCAGAATGTTCTCGGTAGTTGGCACATAACGCATCGAGATGTCCAGCGACGGGACCGTGCTTGAGCCGTTGATCTGTGACGGCGCAACCGACACGCCCGTACCTTCGGTAACTGCCGAGTCAGGGACTGTTACAGTCGCAGCAACAGCCGCAGGTGTAACCGTAACACCAGTGCCTTCGGTGACGGTCGGGTCTGGAATGAGTCCAGAAACGGACACGGTAGCAACGTTGACTGTGACACCCGTGCCCTCGGTGACGGTGACTGCGGGTAGTGCTGTTGTGCCTGTAACCGTGCTGGCCTGAACCGTGATAACAATTTCGACGGTGACAGCCGGTGTAGTTGCTGCTGTAGCAATAACACCAGGGGTAACGGTGACGCCTGTGCCTTCACCAACGGTAACAGCCGGGACGCTCGAGCTCGTTGCAATGACCGCCGGCGTAACGGTGACGCCTGCGCCTTCGGTGACGGTAACTGCGGGTGCTGTTGAGGTGCCTGCGATGACGGCAGGGGTGACGGTGACGTTGACTACGACTGTGCCGTCGTACCTGAGTAGGTCTTGACGGTAGTCGTTGGATGACCGGTATGCGGTCATAGGGCTATGCCGCCTCTAGGTCAACAACCCGAGTACGCAAGTCTTTGACTGCCAGCACAAGCAGCGACAGGTAGGCCGTCTTGTTGATACCGGTCAGGAACGAGTCGCCCAGCTCTTCGCCCTCAAAGTTCGCACCCTTCACAGCGAGGAACGGCGAGATGGCGTCCATGTCCTCAGCGAGCGGACCAATCTCGGGGTAGCCCGGTGAGTTCAGGCGGTTCCACAACTTCGGCACCACGCTGTCGATCATGTCGGCGGTGAGGTGCGTGCCGAGGTCGGCGGTGATGTTCTCCTTCTCGGCGGCAAGCGAGGAGTTGCGCTTCAGCATGTAGGTGCCGAAGCCAGTCGCAGCCCACTCAGCATCGTTGCCCGTTCCTGTCGTTGGAACGCCGAAGTAGTTTTCACCCGAAGGGACATACACGCCGCCGTTTAAGATGGTGAATACCGTGTCGTTGCCCGCCGAGAACGAGATTTCATTTGTGCCGCTGCGGTACATGCCGAGGTCGGTGTCCGAGTCGAACGAGAACGTCGGTGCGGCTGCCGACCCGTTGTTGCCCTTGAACGCATCGAAGTTGTAGACGTCGCCGGAGTCGTCGCCACGGATACCGAACGAACCGATGCGGACACGTTCAGCACCACCCGTAGCAATACCGAGCGAGTCAGCCGCCTGCCTGAAGATGCCGGTGTTCGTATCCGACTGGAAGTTGATTGCTGGGTCAGCAGCCGAGCCGTTAGTGAAGCGAACTTCGCCCTTGAACTGAGAGTTGCCGCTTTGGTCAATGTGGAACCGACTCGCTAGCCCACCACGGCTTGTGCCGGTGAAGAAGTCGAGGTCATATCCGCTAATGATCGACAACGCCGGGCTGTCGCTGCCGAGATTCGTAAACGCAGCTTCGGCGTGGTTCGATACGCCAGAGTCGATAATGGTAAACGCACGGTTCTGACTGGCGACTTGGAAGTTGCCAGCAGGCCCGTTCGTGCCGATGCCGACTGCGCCAGTCAACCCGATCTTGTTCTCGGACGTGTCGAGCAGAATCTGACACGACGAATCGTTGCCGCCTCCTCGAATGTAAACGTCGCCAGACGAGCCAGCAGAAACAAACGTGTGCCCTCCGTCTGACATAATGACGTACTCGTCACCGCTTGCCTCCGCCATGCCAGCAGTACGAAGACCAACATAACTAGCAGAGAAAGTCTGCCCAAGAACGATGCCGCCGTCAGCACCGCCCGACTGCGCCGTAAAATGCCCAGTCGAACTCGTATCACCATTAACCGTCAGGCCAGTAACCGTCGGAGTAGTCGTCCAACCAGACGTACCTGAACCAGTACCAGCCAAGACTGAATTAGCAACAGCGTTTGAATCGCCAGTACCAACCTTCGTTTCCAACGCAATAATCGCGCCAGAATGATTTGTGTGTACGACATCATGCTCAAACCCAGAGTCATCCATTTCCGTCGAAGACGACGGCGACGGTTGCTGCGTGCCTGAATCAAGCGACCCTGGATAGTTTGTAGCCATCAGTCTTCCTCAGCAGCCTCCTGCGGCTGCGACAACTTCGCAATCTGCACCGCTTGCACGGCGATCTCGAAATGCAGGGGGTACCGTTCCCGGATCACCTGCATTACCTCCTCAGCAGTTATTTCCATTAGCCCTCCAAGGCTTCAAGTCGAGTAGTTAGATCAGCAACTTGGGTACGAAGGTCTTTGACTGCGAGAACAAGTAGCGACAAGTACGTCGTCTTGTTGATACCAGTCAGGAAGGTCGTGCCGTCTTCGTTGTAGCCGTGCGCGCCGAGGTGCGGCGAGATGGCTTCCATGTCTTCAGCGATCGGGCCGATCTCAGGGATGCCAGGGCTGTGGATACGGTTCCACAGTTTTGGCTCCACTTGGTCGATCATGTTTGCCGTAAGCTCGTCGCCAGGGTCTTGGATATTTTCTTTCTCGCCCCGAAGCGAACTGTTGCGCTTTAGTTCGTAGTTACCAAACCCGGTAGCTACCCACTCGGCGTCGTTGCCCGATCCAGTGTTTGGGAAGGCAAAGAAATCAACGCCGTTTTCCAAGTAAAACAGTTCATTGCCGATTGCTACTCGTTTAGCGCCATTGGTTGCGAAATTAATTTCGTCGGTCGCGCCGAGGTACATGCCGTTGCCCTCATCGCTGTCAAACGTAAACGTCGGCGCAGCAGCAGACCCGTCATTGACCTTCACCAGGCCGTTGATGTCAACGTCGCCGTCAACAATCAAATCGTCGAGCGTGCCAACCGACGTAATCGCGTCTTGAGTAGCAGTCGTCAACGTGCCCGCAAGACTCGTAGCCGACAGGGTGCCGTTGCTGGCGTTGTAGGTCAACGCAGAAGCGTCTGCGAGAACAGCTTCGCTACCTGTGCCATCCGTTGCAAGCAACGGAAACAGCGTTGCATCTGATCCTGCATCAGCAACAGTCACAGTCGAAGCCAAAGTGGCCGTTGCAGCGTTGCCAGTGCATGACGCAGAACTGCCGCTGGCATTACCAGTCAACGCACCAACAAACGTCGTAGCAGTCAACGTCGCATTGCTAGCGTCGTACGTCAGGCCAGCATCAGTTTCCGGCGTAAGGCTACCCGTAGCACTTTCAAACAACGCCGGGAAACACGTTGCATCAGCCGTGTCCGTAACAACAACCTTGGTAACAGCGTCGTCGTGGATCTTGGCTGCTGTTACCTGATCGTCGCCGATCATCGCAGTACTGACCGTCGCCCAACCAGACGTGCCCGAACCAGTACCCGTCAACACAGTGTTCGCAGCCGGAGCCGAAGACCCCGTACCAACCTTCGCCTCAACCGCCTGAACAGCATCACCGACGTTCTCATGCAAATCCGAATGCGACGGATGACCCGCAGTCGAATCACTCAGCGCCGTACCAGCAGCAGGCTTAGAATCGCCGCCAACCGTTGCAGCATCATCAGCAGAAGTAGGAAAGTTAGTAGCCACGAGTCAACCTCACGGGGTCAGATCAAGAGTGAAAATGCCAGACGCGTTAAACGTCAACACAAAGTCACCAGCAGACGACGACTTGTCTGCACCAAAATCGATGTAACAAATCAGCGGGTCGTTCGTCAGCGAATCGTCGTACACCACAGCCGCTCGAGCCGTGATCGTTGACGACGCCCACGTCAAGTTGGCAGCATCAAACGTGATCGTGCCGCCCGACTGGGTCAGGGTCACCGAAGACAGCGACTTGCCGCCGGCGTCATAGCCAGTGCCAGACACCTCGTTGGTGACATCCGACTTGAAGTCGTGCGTCCCGAAGTTAGGGGAGTAGGACGATGTAACCAGCATGACCTTGAACCGGTCAGCGGTCGTGTCGTCCAGATCAAGGGCAAGATCGTTCTTCAGTGCGTTAAGGAACGTAATGCCATAAAGGCCGCTAGCCATTACTTCTTCTTCTTCTTCTTAGGCATCGGCTTCGCAGCCTTCTTGCCAATCTTGCTGTAAGGCTTACCTTTAGGCATAACAACTCCAGACAACGTGAAAGAGGGGCCGGGCCACGCACCCGACCCCCCTTAACACTACACCATCAACACTTATCAGTTAGCGCCGATGCTGGACGAGGTTTCGATCCGCTGGAGCGAAGCCTCACGGAAACGGTTGTAACCGACCAGGTGGTACCAGCCGACCGTCTGGAAACGACGGAGGCTGTCGGTCACGGGACCGAACACGACGGACGGGTTCTCACCGAAGCCAGCGCCACGGCTGTGAGCCTTAGCGAGAGCCTGCTTACCGCAGATAACGGTGTTGTAGCCGTCCACGTTCGACGCACCGTCGTTGGTGCCGTGGTCAATACGGGGCGTCTCGATGAAGTCCACGCCGCCGAAGGTGCCGATGCTGCCCATGCGGACACCAGTGCCATCCTGACGGATCTGGTACTGAATGATGTCAGTAACAGCGGTGTCTTCACGAAGGTCGAACGACACGTCCGGGTGGATGAAGCCGACGTACACGCCGCCGTCCATCGTCGGAGCCGAGTCGCCACGAAGCGCAGCAACAGCCTTGCGGATCAGCGACGCCGTGATGGTGTCGCCGGCAGCAAGCTCGCCGGTAGCAGTCGCATCGCCGCCATAAGCAACGTTAGAACCGCCAACAAGGACAGCCTGAACGATCTTGTCGATCGAGTTGCCCATGTTGTAACCGATGATGTTTGCAGCATCAGCATCCACGTTGAGGAACGAGGTGCCACGAAGCTTCGCCGTGGTGGTGACAGCGTTGCCGTACTCGGCAAGGGTCACGGTAACGGTCGAGTCGCCAAGGGCAACAGCGGTCACATCCGAAGTCTCGGTCAGGGCCGAGACGGCCTGCGAGAGATCGTTGTAGATGTTGAACTGGACAGCAGAGCCAGGGTGCGACTGGTTGGTCGACTTAACGTCGGCAACCATCTCGAACATCGGCTGGCTACGCAGCGCGAAGTAGGCAAGCTGTTCAAATGCAGTGGTATCTGAAGATACCGAAGAAGCCTGAGTCAAGGCCATGATTGGGATTCCTTCCCATCAGGCCCACCTCAGCTACATCAGACTGCTGCGTTCCAAGTGTGGCCGTGAGCTTCCATCAGCTCTCGCAGTTCGTCAGGGTTATTTGTCTGACGAATCAACGTATCGAGTTCAGGATTGGTAACAGGGCCAGCATCGTCAGCCGCCATCGCGATTCGCTGCTCAGCCCCATAATCAACCTGGGGTTGCTGCGCCTGCACCGGCTGTCCGGTGAGACCCAGTTCGGCAGCTTCTGCACGAATAGCGTCCGCAGTCATTTCGCCGTCGTAGCCCCGTATGAAGTACTGACCCTGCTTTGAGTTTGGGTCAACACCTGCATCTCGGAACGATACTTCGCGCTGCAACTGCGCCAACTGTGCGACAGCTTCGTCTCCGGCCTTAGCCCGAGCTTCCATATCGCGTCGCCAGTTTGGCTTCGATTCTTGGCTAACAGAGTCTTCAGCCTCGGTGGGCATTTCATCTGTCATATGTCACTCACCTTCGATACGCGTCTACAACGGTGGAATGCAGACGGAGAATGGATGGAACAGCTCACCCCGTATGGGGGCCGATCCATCCATGATGTTAGGCGCAGTTTACAGGGTGCGTCAAGTGGCCCGACCAAGACCGGACGCACCGGCCCCAGTCACAAGCGTGCCCATCTGCCGGCGGCCACGCTGCTGCCGCTGCTGACGCAAACGAGCCACCTCAGCAGTCGCCTCAGAATCCAGCCCGAACTCGGCTGCGGCCAGCTCAGAAGTCGTCACAGCCTGCTCTTCGCCCAGAAGCTGCTGCGTCACCGCTGCCTGCCCCTGGAGCCGCTCAGTGACCTCTCGACGCTGCACACCAAGATCAGCGAGCCGTTCCGCAGTCTCCCGCTCGAAGCCGCCGCCAAGCGTTCCCATCGCCGCAGACGACAACCCGGCAGCTTCCATCTGCAACCGCTGCTCAATAATGCCCGTGCCTCGTTCAGGGTCTAGGTAGAACGCCAACAATTCGCCGTCGTTCTCCACACCGATCCCATACAAGTCTTGCAACTGGGTTTTCAGGTTCGGGTCGATTGACTGGACTGCTGCTGACGCCATCGACACGCGCTGCGTCATCTCGGCCTGCGAGATGTCGTTGCCGATGAACGCTGCGAGGTCGTCAGGCGAGTCGTAGAATCCCTCAGGGATCCCAGCAGTCGCCATGGTTTGCCGGTAGCTGCGCTCAAGGCTGATGTATTCGGCGGGGGAGATCGCTGGCAGTCCTGCGTCGGTTCGCATCTGCATGCCCTTGAACCGTTCTTGGAACGATTCCGATTGCCGCAGACGCAGCACGACAGCCTCGGTTGATGACCCGTCGATCAGCATGTTGTATGCCTCGCTGGTCAGGGCTTCCAGGCCGTACTGTCGCAGGGTGTCTCGGATGATCTCGACGGCGTCGCGTGCGTCCTGCTCCTCTTGAGCAGAGATCGCAAGGTCGTCCTCGGTTACGTCCATCGGGGGAATGTCACTCATCAGGCCACCTCACCAAACGTGCGTCCGATTGAGAACGCCAACGCCCTTGCAGAATCTGTACCCTGCGACGACTGCTGCCACTCATCCAAGCCACGCACATACTTACGGACCTCGCCCAACGTCATCGGACGAGCCTCATCAGTCCCCGTATCAGGGATGTACTGGATCACGTCACCGAACTCTTCGTACAGATCGACGTTCGGACGGTCCAGCATCCGTTCAATCTCGTACTTGTACGGAGCGAAATACTGCTCAGGCGTCACGTTGGCGTTCAACGCGTTCTGCAACTGCGGGTAGTTTATTGCAGCCTGCTCCTTGAACATCTGCTCAACACCCTCAGCGGTTTGCGTGCCGACGTAAATGTTCTGGGCGTACTCGGCAGCAATAGTTTCGTCAATCGGCGTGAAGTACCGCTTCGACATAGCAACAATCTCATCACGAGCCGCAGCAAAGCTAGACGCTGAAACCTCAGCAGCGTTGAATGCCGACTCGGCAACCAGCATTCCACGGATAACTTCGGAATCCGTTTCTTCGCCTTCACGGGTAATTTTTTCAGCCAAATCACGAGCACGAGTCGGGTCCAACTGGAACCCGAGGAACTGCGCTTCTTCACGCAACAGATCCAGCACCGGCTCGAGGTACTCGGTCTTCTGCGGTTCCGACATATCTGCGGTGAGCACGTCGTACTCGCGCATTCGAGCGTCAGTGTTTTTGAACCAGTCGGTTTGTTCCAACAAGCCACGGACACGGGTCGGTGCCGTAATGCCTTGGTCCACGATCACATCAAGAACATTCTTAACGGTCATGGCGTTCGGGTCGTCTGCTGCGACTACCTGGCCGTCTGCTGTCAGGCCGACTTGCAGTTCGCTGCGGTGTTTCTGAAGGAAGAACGAGAACCCGCCGAACTGGCTTGCGAGAAGCGCCTCGACTTCTGCTTGGTTGGCGTCACGGATCTGTGCAGCCGACAGGCGAGACGGGCTAGGGTCGCCACGGTCGCTACGGTCAGTCTCTGGTGTAACGGTTGAACGACCACGCAAAGCCGGGTCCGACGCAGCCTCTTCGCCAGCAGTAACACCACTAGAAGGCGAAACGGTTTCCGCTGGAACGGTAGAACGACCACGCAAAGCCGGGTCCGACGGACCCTGAGAAACCAGATCAGCCGCAGGCGTCTCAGGAGCAGCAATCGGCAACTGGCTTTCATATTGCGCCTTATCGCTGGCATCCCCCGCTTGGCTAAACACGTGTCGTCCAAGTCCGCTTGTTTCTGACGGAGGAACAGAAATCGGGTCACGCGACGGAACAAAAACGTTCTTCGCCCGCTCTAGCCGCTCAATCCGACGGGTCACATCAAACCGGTCATCCAGAACGTAACGCTGCAACACTTCGTTTAACAAATTCACCTGAGATGCCGGGGGCAACGGGTCTGGCTGCTTGCCCTTTGTGTCAACCTCGCTGATCGACGCACGCAAAAGGTCAACGTCTGCTTGCAGACGCTCAATGTCGGCGTTCACAACTTCAGCTTCCCGAAGAGCAGTCTCCATCGCTGCTTCGATCTCAGGGCGCTTTTCTATGCTGCGAGCAACGTCTTCAAACGCACTTTGCAATTCGCTAACCGGAATATTTGCGCCGCCCGTAATGTCGCTGTACACCCCACGGTCCACAGCCGCTGCATTAAACAACTGAACGCCACTGTAAATACGAGAAGTGCCAACCTCAAAACTGCCCAACTTAAAATCCTGAACCCTGATCTTTGTATCAGGGTCAATCAAGTCTTCGACAGAAACACCTTCGTCGGCTCGACCGCCAACAACAAAAGCGCCGCCTTCATTCAGCGATTCGACAAAACCTGTTAACCCGATGAACAACTGCGCGTTCGGGCCGCTTAGTTCCGCACCAACAATGTCGCCTTGTTTAGCTTCAAGCTCAAGCTCATCGCGACGCTGAGCTTGACGGTCGATTTCGTCTTCAAGAATCGAGAATGTGCCAAAAATATTGCGTTCCAGATCAACCTCTGGAGCAACAGTACCTATTCGATTCACCATTATCGTCCCCGAATCCCCAACGCCTGCATCAACACACCAGCAGCACCAGCGTAATCCATCGCTTTAGCCTCCTCAGGAGCCTGCTCTCGAGCAAACGCCTCCGCACGAGCACCCACACTGATCCCAGTCGCACCCGACGCTTGCAACCCATGAATCATCTTTACAAACGCCTGCTGCTCTTCGGGAGTCGCCATACGGCCGGTCACCGACGCAGTGCTCTTCTTTGCAGCGTCCATCAACGCAACCGGATCAATGTAGTTAATGACACGGCCACCGCCCGAACGAGCCTCAGCCTTCTTGTCAGCCATCAACGCCCGGAGCTCTTCTGGCGACCGGCCAGAGTTCTGCATCAGCACATCAAGGAAATCGGTGCCAAACCCAAACTCTGCCTGTTCCTCAGCCAAGTCAATGGCTGAATTGACGCCTGATGTCAGAGCTCCAGGCCGGAACTGGTCGTTGTCATCGAAGTATGAGTCGTAGTCGCCGATGCCGACAGTCATCAGATCGACGGCAAGTAGCGCCATGTCTTCTTGATCAAACCCGGTGAAGTCAAGGTCTGATCCGTAGATTGGGTCTGGTTCTTCGCCGTACTCAAGAATAAACGATGTGCGGCCAGGCGGGCGAAGGCCGGTAATGGTTCGTACTGGTTCGCCGTAGCCAATAACAGGGTCGTTGGGGTCCTGCAAGCCGCCGTACTGACGTTGGTAATTAGCAAACTCTTGTGCAATGCCGTTCATAGCAATCCCTCGAAAGCGTCGTCCTGCACGAACGATTCCCGATCAAGCCTATCGCGTTCCAAAAAGCGGTCGTAAAGAGGCGAAAACTGCGGACGCATCCCCAACTCTTCCTTCTTTGTTTCCCAGAACGTCTGCAAGTCTTCGTTTGAGTTTGCACCGATAGAGTCTGAGCCGCCGGCAGCGTCACGGGTCTGCAACTGCCGTTGCACAAACATCCGCAACTCGAAGTATTCAATCAGATGAACGCTTGAGGGGCGCTGCATGATCTGCGGGTCTTGCAAGCCAACAGCAAACCCTTCCACGACAGCTTTCGTGCGGCGAGCCGAACGAGTGAAATCGCGTTCTTGCTCTGCCCATTGCGGGTACTGCAACGCCAACTCTGCCTTCTTGGCTTCTTGAAACGCAGCTAACGGACGCATGTGCGCCGAGTTCAGCGAACCTGACATGCCGGCAGCAATCGCCTCGTCCTGCTTGCTACGCACCAAGTCGCGCAGCTCCGTGTAAGCACGCCACCCCAAATCGGCCTGCGTATCACCAATCGCCTCTAGCGGCGTCTTACGTTCACGACGGGTCTGGTCGCTGCCAGGAGACAACTCCATGTTCTGCTGACGGCGATACGTCGCCTGCGAGAACACCATCTCCTCATCAGCCGCACCAACGCCACCAGTAATCCACGCACCAACCTCAGGATGCGCCTGCACCAGATCCTGATGCCGCATGTAGTTCTCTTCCGCATCAATCGACGCAGCCACACCATCGTTCAGCTTCGTCATGCGGGCAGTCAACGCATAGAAGTCCTCGCCGTACTTGTCGAGGAACATATCGTTGCCGATCAGCGTGCCGTGTTCCCGCTGAAGCTTCCGAGCTTCCTGCACCAACGGTTCGTACGGCGACAGCAACGTCGTCGAAGTAGGCGAGAACAGGCCGGCAGCAGCACGGAAGATAAAGAACTGGCCTGCACGATCGTTTGCGAGTTCAACCGCAGCCTGCACCTCAAGGTCGTTGTTCCAGTCAAGCGGTTCGCCAGCAGCAGACCGCTCAACAACGATGTCTTGGAACATGCGCTGCACAAGCCGTTCCTTGCTTTGCGACTGGGTGCCGTAATCCAGAAGGGCTTTACCCCACGTCGGCAAGTTGCCGATAAACGCACGTTCCAAGAACCCGCCCTCAGGATGCCCGAACGGGAACATAAACCCGAACGTCTCCTCAAGACTCGGGTCGGCCAGGATTGCTTCACGAACCGGAATAGTAATAAGCGGACCGAACCCTGGAACCGGGGCCTGCACAACCGTGTTCAGGCCGTCTTTCGAGAACCGGACTGTAGCGTTCTGGTCACGCAACGACTCGGGAATCAACAAGTTCCGCATCGCCGGCGACATTGCTTCGAAGATCGTGGTTTCGTTGCCGTCCTCATCGAACGCAGGACCAAGCGGTCGGAACGCCAGATAGGTGCCGGTGACGTTGCCCTCGGCGTCTTCGGTCGTAATTTCGCTAATGCCAAGTGTTTCGGCGTCCCACGGCTTGCGGTAGATACGCACAGCGTTGCCGACAAACGTCGGGTTCTGCACAGCCAGCCCCGACCAGCGGCCAATTACTTCTTGCCACGCGTTGAAGAACGGCATTGCGTTGCCGACCATTTCGCTGATACGAGTGTTTTCAGCTAGGTCGTACATCAACTCACGCACTTCCAACAACGCTGCGTCTCGAGCCTGCTGCTCAATCTCGTTGATATTGCGCTGCGACAACCGCACCGCTCCGTCGTCGTCGGCAAGCAGTTCAATGCGGCGGCGAAGCTCACGTTCGTACTTGACTCGGAACATAGGGTTACGGGCCAATTCGTCGGTCGGCAGCGTGCCGAGCATTTTGAACAGGCTTTCGGCGTGTTCTGCTGCGCGTCCGGTCATGTTTCGACGGGCAGAACTTGTATGCGACAACGGTTCGGGGCTGGTTGCCTTTGCGAAGTTGTCGTAGCCAGCGTCACGCGTTTCTTGAATGCGCTGGTTCAACGACTTGCCAGTATCAAAGCCGGCATCCGGCGACTTCAACGAATCTGTTACTGCTTTCCACGGCACGATCTCGCCTGCCTGCGCCCGCAAACGCAGATCAGCAAACTGGCCCGACGGCAACACCGTCTCATACTCGTCAATGATCCGACCGGCCATCTCTCCGATGCCGCCTTCTGGGATGCTGCCCGTCGGCGTGTTGCTCAAGCTCCGCAACAACGGCTCATCGTTCTCCAACAGTTCCGTCAACTTCTGCCTACGCACCACCACGTCATCGTTCGACCACACCACTTGGTAGAACTTCTGGTCAATGTCGCGTGACGTGTACTGGTTCATCATGCGTTCCCACTGCGTCGAGATGTCGCCATCTTCCAACGCATCAAACACACGCCAATCAACGTCCTGATAGCGCTCCAACTGCCGTTGAGCGTCAGCACGGGCACCCGAGTACACCGCCGACTGCGACCGAGAGGCCGACACGTTCGCACGAATCTGCTCCTGATACCGGGGGTCGTCACCGAAGGCGTTGCGGAACGTCACGCCACCGATGTTTACGCCGCCAATACCAGCCTGCTGCATCAACTCTTCAGCAGCATCAAACGCGTTACGGACATCGCTAGCGCCATCAACCTCACGCTGCACAAGATCCTCAATGTGCGAGGCGTCGTCCTGCAACTTGCGGATTGCAGCAAGGTCGCCGCCGTCAGCGTCCGTAATTTGACGCAGCATCAACTCGGCTTCGTTACGCAACGCCCCCGCATAGTTCAACGCAGCCTTACGCTCCAACGCCTGATTGATCCGGCCACGCTTACTCATCAGCGACACAAACCCGTACGCAGCACCCAACGCCGGGTTACCCATCAACAGGCCGACACCGCCGCCCTTCAACGCAGCGTTGCGTCCTAGCCGGCGCAGATTCGATCGCTTGCCAGCCTGGTTGCGGTACGCCAACACCTTCTCACGGCTCAACTGCCTCACAGCATCCTTAAGCCCTTCGGGGCCAGCCATCTCGTACAATTCAAACAGCGACAGCGACGAAGCTCGAGTTTGCAGGGGAGCGGTTGGGGTTGCGGCAAGCATTGAGCGTGGTTCGATGCCTAGCGTCAACGCTGATTGGTAATCTGCTGATGCGATTTCGTCTGGTGTCCAGCGGCCGTACGTCAACGACTCGAGGTAGCCACCTCCGTGGCGCATGTCTGTGATGCCGAGGTTTGTTGGCACATGCATAAGGCCGATGTCGCGTGCTGGATTCTCGCCTGCAACAGAATGCAAGATGTTGCGCGTGGAATTCGAAGGCGTCCTTGCAAGCTCTCTGCTTCCTGCTCGTCCGAACGCCATGTTCAAAATTGCTTCGTCCGAAGCGTTAAGCAAATTGGCTACGTTTCCTTGCGTCAGAAACGAGTCGCCGTAAGTGAACTTGCTTCGTTCAAGCACCTTTGGGTCGAGCAAAACTGTTGCTTCGCCGTAGGTGTTGACGCCGGTCATAGCGATGGCGTCTCTTTCTTTTTTAATAAAAAGTTGTTTTGCTTTGTCTGTCAGATTGTCAAACGAAAACGAAACATGCGAAGCCATTAACTCGTCAACACGGTCACCCCAGGCAATCCGGTCAGCGTCACTAGCCAACTCGTCAAAGCCAGAAACTCCGAACTCGTCAAGCAGCACCGGTTTGACTTCTGTGTTGTAAATATTGACGAGTTCTTCTTGGTTCTTGAACCGTTTAAAGTTGCCGCCTCCAGTCGGCACACCATCAGCTCTTGCAACAACAGAACCAAAGTCCCTTGTAATGTACTCACGGGCTTGCCGCACATACGCGCCAGGGACAACGACACCAGACGACGGTCGCAGTTCTGGAGCAAGGTTTGCTGGAGTACCAATCCCTGCTTCGTACTCTTGACGAACATCAAATGTGCTGGACGCTAGTTCTGAACCTTGATCGTGCGTTGTCTTGTAAACGCCGGACGCTTTAACTTTTGGAACAGTGCCAGGATCCATTGCTACTGCAATGCGAGTATCTGGATCGTTGATGATGTTGCGGAACGCACGGATAACGTCTTGTTCGATCTGAGCAATCGGCGTGTTTCTGACGTAATCTAAAATCTTTTGCTCGCGCGCAAGATCAATTTCAAGCTTTCTGTAGCCATCGGTTACCCGTCCTTGATAAATGTTGTCTCCGTAATTAACCATTTCTTGCATTTGGTTGCGAAGAATTGCGACGGCGTTTTCTAATTCGGAAACAATATTGGGGGTTTTAATGCCTCCGTCAGCTATTGGCGCGCCTCGAAGCATCCGTTCCAGATTGGCGCTCTCATACTTTTTGGAAGGATTGTTCAGTTGCATGCCATTAGCGTTATGCCACTCGATCTGCTCCTCCAGCGACAAATCCTCAAAGTCCCAACGGCCACCAGCTTCCTCAAGCGCCTTGATCGTCGCGTTCGTCTCAGCAAACTCAACCGTCTTCTCAGAAGGCGCAGACGCCGACACCCTGCCGGCCTCCCGCTGCGTCGCATCGCCCTGCTCCGACAACACCTTCTGCTGCTTCTTCAACTGCTCCCGCTCAGCCTTCACAGCATCAGGCATGTCAGCAATCCGACCATGCTCTTTCAACTGTTCATCAAGACGAGCCGTAATCTCATCCAACTGGTCGGAAACAGTCCGAACGCCGGTCTGCTCACGCAAGATACGAGACAACGCCTCAACATCGGTTGCATCCGCAATCCCGTCAAGGTTGTGCAGCGCAAACGCACGACGCAGCTCAGGGAACGCTGTAACAAGGTTGCTCGCCGCCGTCAACGCACCCATGTCAGCCATCGCACGCAACTGCTCGTCCATGCCGACACGCATCGGCCAGGCAGGCCGCAACAACATGCTACGACGCCACGCTTGCTGCGGACCTTCCAGCACCGGCCGCAGCCGCTTCATTGAACCTCGAGTCGCGTCGCCGACGGTCACAGCAATCTTCTGCGCGCCGCGACCCTTGCGGGCCTGAGCTAGTTCGACCTGGCGCTGCACAATGTCGTAGCGGGGCTGCACCATTGAGGACTTGACCTGCGACGGCGACATGCGGTGATGCAAAACGTAAGTAGCACCGTCCTCAGCTTGCTTGCGAACTGTGACCGTAAAGTCAGCGCCGTCCTCGGTCACACCAATCGTGCGAGCCTTCTCGCTTTCAGTCATCCACGCAATCTGCTGCTCGTTGTACGAATCAGTCAATGCACGCTTCGTCTTGTCGATCCCTTCGATGCCGGAATCCCGCAACAGATCATCAAGTCGGTTGTTCAACGTGCGGACAGTGTTTTCATACAACACCGACATGCCAGCAACATCGTTTTGCATCTTCAACGCCTGGAACGACGAAACCAGCCGACCAGCTTCCTGCGCGTCAACAATCTTTGCGCCGCCGACGTTGATACGTTCAGCCTGTGTCATCACGCGCTCAAACTGGCGAACCACCGAAGCGTCGTTAAAGAAAATGATTGACTGCGGAACGCGTTCAGTTAGAACTCGAACAGCGCGCCCGTATGCGCCGCCCAACGCGCCGCCGACCGTGTTCGGGTTAGCAAACTCGCTAACAACATACCGGTCGCCTTGTTGCTCGAGCACCTCAGCGTGCCGACGCAAAATGTTGTCAAGCCTGTTGCCCCACGGCGTCTGGGCTAAACCCAACGTAGTGCCGTAGATGTCTTTGCCTGCGCCAGCAATGCTTTCAAGGGCTGCGAGCGTTTCGTCTGCGTGTTCCGCAGCGTGCGACGCAAACGTCGTTGCTTTGTGCGTGCCTAAGTAACGGTTGAGGCCGTTGTCAAAATCAAGGGATATCTGTTGTGACTTGAACAAGGCTTCTCGGAACTGCGACATCACAGCCCAGTCCGTTTGCTCAGCTAGTTCACGGAACTGAGCTGCGCCTACAGCGTCGCCCATCTTCGGGTCGTCTAGCGCCTTTCGAATTTCTGCCCAGTTATCGCCCTGCATCACCTCACGAAGTTTGTTGGCCTCGCCGGCGACCTCCTCAAGAACCCGAA